AAGCAGGATAGAGAACATTACATCCGAGAGCATCAGCCTCACTGACGGTGTTTGATACCCAGTCCTGTAACGCACAGTTAAATACAACCCGACTATCATTAACAATGTTGTAGTATTCATTCTTTTCTAGATCCTCATAGATTTTTAGTAGACCGTTAGCTTCTAGATTACGTGTACGTGCCATATAGCTTTCGCTATTTGATTTAAGTTTACCACCGCTACATACACAGAATTCAACATCATTGTATGGTTTTTCTTGGTGCCATTGTTCAATGAGGTCCATATAGAAATCAGGTTGTTTCTCCTGATCCCATCGTGCTGAGAATACTACACGCCTCTTGCGTTCATTGAATGGCTTGATACTTGCTACACGATTTTGTACTTCACTCTTGCCAAATGCTAATCCACTGATATTGTAGATTGGAGCCTTCCAACCTGCAATCTTCATGTGCATTACCATTTCTTCATTAGTTGCGAGTACTCCGTCCACAAATGAGTCAACCATTTTTTCATAGTGGCCCATGAAATCCTGCATACCCCATACATGTACAAAATCATCAGGATCAATGGACTGAGCAAGACAGCGAACATAAATCCGAGGCCTGTGAATAGGATCGATTTGCTTAAGAATATACGGAAGACTTTCGATTCCGGGCTGAAACATGTCCTCAAAGTAGACAACATCTTCATTGTTTAATTCTCCTTGTTTCATCATTTTAATTAGATTCATCAATTGCGACATACCGAAGTATGTACGCCCATGAGCATCTAATACTTGACCTGTTACAATAGCTTGGTCATTACCTAGTGTTTCCCCGGAGACTACAACATAGTTGATGCCTCTTTTATCAAACACAGTAGTATTCCACTCTTGTAACTGTAGAGTATACCTTGCTTTGTAGGGCTCAAGCCCCATGTAATATAATTTACGCATTATGGACGAGCGTTTTCCTGCCATTGATCTTTAGCAAATTTGCCTGTAGCAAATTTAGTATACTGACGATATACATAACTCCGTTGATCATAGAGTTCTGCTTCATTGTACTTATAACCAAAATCCACACAGAATGTTAGATATTTTTCTAGATCCTCAAAAATTTGAGTAACACGTGGGTTTGATTGAAAAGTTTGTTTTGCCATTTTATATTTCCTTTAAATAGCGAGGTTACGATAAGGTTGAGTTCTATTATAAGAAATCGTAGCACCATTCTCATCATCTTCAGAGACACTAATTATGATATTACGACTTGGATACCGAGTTGCGATAACCTCATAAAGGTCATCACTAATCATTTCACAACTTTTGTAATCCAATGCTAAGATGTTTTGAGAATATTGATTCTCTAACCATCGTTTGAATTGAATAAACTCAATATCACGGTCGTTGTGAAATACTTCAATCGTCACTTCAAAGTGAAAGATGTGACGATGCGGAGTTGCTAAAAAGCTAACATCATACTCATCACCTGTTGCCAAGTTAGGGTCTGTTGCTGCTGCGGGGTATTTATGAATACCTTCTTTTTGAAATCTTACAAAGATTGTACGAAATGCTTTATCTTTAATACGCTGACGTTTTTCCATATCAGCTTGTTCTTGTTGATTCATTATCTATCATCCTCAAAATTAACACTTTCGTGATCTTCATCCCATTGAAGTTTTGTATATCTTCTTATCTCAGAGTATACATCATTTCTATCTATTAACATAGCTTTAAGGGCGTCTTTGTTAAAGTTACTATCCTTTTCCGCGGCTAATATTTCCTTGTCAAGGTCTATTGCCCGTCGTTGTAATTTAGCAATTCGTTGTTTATACATATTATTACTCCAAAACTAATGACATAGCTTCATCGCTATCTTCTATTTCTTCAATTGGTTCTTCCTCTACTGTAAACAATTCTTCAAACATACTCATAGCATTAACCGTTTTCTTACCGCTAATGCCCTGACTACCTGATTGAAATTGTTTCCAATAACTACTGTGATAATCTATCAAATCTAATGATTCTTGTTTTGTTTTCTTACTAAAGATTTCATCAACAATGTTAGCAAAAAAGTTATCACCTTCAAACTTGTGTACTAACATCTTTGGAACTACCCCTGTTTCATATTGACGATTAGCTTCTTGTACAGCATTCATATGCATCCAGACATTGTGACTTTGTAACAATGTATAGCTTAATGTATCCCAACTTGTTTTTGTTTCTTTGCCGTGTTGTCCAATAAACCCTTGCCCGCGATAACATAAATCTTTCATAACTAACGCATCAGTTACTGGGCTATCAGTAAATGACTTATGTATGCCGTCAGCTAATACAGCATCACGGTATTTACGATTGTCATTAGCATATGACTTTTTCTCCGCAGTCTTTTCCATTTGATAAGACCATTTCTTGTTATGCTCAATCGTTGTATTGAAATAAGCAAGACCCTTAGCAGCACTAAAGAATGGGCTAGCACAGTCAAATGTAATCTGAAGGCTTGGGTTATGATACTTACGTACTGCTTTCTGTATGTCTGTAAACAACACAGCATACTCTAAAATACTTGTACCCAAGCAATGAATTAAATCATGTTTACCTTCACATAACAACCCGTCATGGATGATACCAACCAATCTACGCAATGTCAAATGAATGTCAATCTTGTTCTGTCCCCCAAATGCCCAACCATTAAAATGATTGTCTGGATAGATGTTTGGATCACAATACTTCTTCATTTCCTCATACCAATCATCACTTTGAGTGTGATTACGACCTTGCAACACATTTAAGAACTTACATTTCCCTGAGCGATTATTTATAAAGTATTCGTTATTAATATGTGTGGCAGATATTGCTTCTTCAATAGTACTGATACCATGTAAGCTATTACCATTCTTATCTTTCATACCAAACGTAGTTAGTGATTGACTTGGTATATCTAAACACATACCATAATCCATGTATGTATCCATCCACTTTAATACTGCTTTACGTTTAATCATAGCACGAGGGCAGTTAGGATCCTTCCAATCAGCTGGCCATTGACCTTTTAAAATCTGAAAGCCACCACTATCACCCAACATGAATGTACCTTCTTCACGTTCACGTATGATAGATTCACTTGGATCATCAACTGTTGTATCTAAGTTAGCATGACCAGCAGAGTATAGTCCCCACTTGTAATAGTAAAGACCTTCTTTGCTATTAAGAAAGTTTAGTTTCTCTACGTCACCATTGAAACTTGCAGGAATACGTGCTTGGTCAAAGTACTGTTCACCTTTACGTTGTTTACCCAAGCCAGAGATATAAAAACTACTGACTGCGGGTAAAAATAATGCCCACTCTGGCTTATGCTTTTGTGATAGATTATCTTGTTTCAACTGATTCTTCTTTCTTAATCAAGGTCCTGACAATACTTATTTGTTCTTGCTTTTGATTGATAGTTTCCATTAAATCTTTAATAGTGGCATTAGTTTCTGCTAGTGCTTCTAATTCAAGTTCTTCTTGTCGCTTTTGTCTAGCCCAATCAAGCAATGATTCTGCTTCAGCATTTAGACCTACATTAACGTGTCCCATCTGAAGTAGTATCCAACCATTACCGTCATATACTTCCATAGTTTGATTAGTAGTATTGAATCTTATATTGCCGACACCTTGCGCCCCTGAATAATTATTAATGTAATTGGCAACAGATTCACCAATTACATTTATGTACTTACCGGAACTAGAAATGTTCTTGATCATTTTTTGTTCGCTGGAAGTAAGTAAACATAAGTTGCGATACCACTATTAACTGTGATTTCAGTCGCACCTTGTTCACTAATCTTTACTGTCTTGTCACCAACTAGATCCATGATACTTAAGAATTCTTTAACAGGCCACTTGTGTGTACCGGCTAGTGTACCAGTAACTGGAGTGTTGAACACAAAGTTACCACTGTGTGTTGAAGCATCACCAAAGAATACTTTCAAATCACTACCATCAGTTTTGAACACAAAATGTTCTTCTTCGCTATTTGCTTGTGCTTGCTTCTTAAGACGTTGAATACCGGCAATTGTCGGTTCAAATTCAACATTCCACTTAGCACCCTTGAATGATACACTCTTAACTTTTTCATCAACTACGCTTTTAAGCATAAGACGATAATCATTAATGAAATCACCAGTCTTTGTTTCAAAGTGAATAGTAGATGGTACATCTACACCATCACGCTGAGTACGAATAACATTGATTTTAGATGTGTCATCATATTCATCAAACCCAATAATTGTTTTGAGTTTGTTCAAGTTAGGCATACCGAATACACCGATGAAATCACTAATTGGGTCTTTGAATGTACCACTAATGATAACACTTTTGTTTTCTGCTACAGCATTGATTGCGGTATCAGTATCTGTGCCAGTAACTTTAATAAGTTCAATGCCACCAAGACCATATGTATGGTCGATCAAGTCTTTTAAATAATCTTTCATTTTGTTTCCTTTGTTTAAAATATTTAGGAGTTCCTATCACGTATTATAGTGGAATATATTACGATAGTCAACACCAGTTTAACCGAATGTGAATAATTCATCAAATGTTGAGTTAACATCTGTATTGCTTCTGATATCCCAATCTAATACCCCAAGTAAGTTGTCTATCTTTTCATCTACCAATGTTGATTCCATAAGTAAATCATCAAATGGTAATTCCTTGAACCAAGTAGGTAATCTCAATTCATCTACTGGATAAGCAATACTAGTGAAACCCAAAGCATTGTCTTTGAGTTTACATACAACAATCTTCATACCATCTATAATCTTCTGACTATAGTTGTCACCGTATACTCTACGTAAATAGTTCCAATTGATTGCTGCCCGAGCATGACCTACACCACACTTACCAGTCTTTTCAAATTCAATAGTATGCTTAGTTAAGTTATTAACACTCTTTGGGCTACCCTTTGTCCAGCTATCTTGTTCAGATAGTTTAGTTTTGAATTCTTTGACCATTTCAATAACTTTATCACGTTGCTCACCAGCAAGGACCTTAGTAAGTACATCCATTAAGAATTCTTGTATATACTTAGGAGTATCAGCACGTTTCAAGTCAAGACCCATAGCTTTTATATCACCATTCTTGCCGTTTGTATCTTTACGCTTACCCTCTTTATCAAAGATATTGATAGCATAGCGTTTCTTTGTGATAAAGATAGCACGATCACCGATCAATTCACGACCAGCTTTAATGATTTCACCATTCTTTCTTGGAGCATGAAATGCTTTTTCCATGAATGCAGGGAATGATTCATTAGCTTGGTCAGCAATACCGTCATACAATGTGATACAGTTTTCTTTATCCCATTTAATATCACCATTCGCTATTTGCGAATTGAGAATAGGATACGCAGTAAAGTAACAACTGTCAGTATCACCATACACAATAGCAGGACCTTCATGGTTATAATCACCAGTAACTGTTTCATTGATGGTACTCATCATATGTTTAACAATCTGACGACCACTTAATGTAACACTTTGACCGATCCGTTTGTCATAGAATCTACAATGTTCGTTCAATAGTGCGCCATACGCTGAGTTCAACAAAATCTTACGAACAAGTTGACGTTTATCCCAATAATCTCTATCTTCGTTGGTAGTAGCTTCTTTAAGTTTCTTCTGCATTACTTTACGATCTGAGTACCAGCGAGATAGTAGTCCTGGAACTACACCCTCTTTTTCATAAGTAAAGATTGTACCGTTAGCAGATAGCATCCAAGGACGATTGCTATCAAAGATCATCTTCCAGATTTCGGCGGCACTATATTCCTCACTACGACCATCTTCGTAATCTATAGTAAGCATTGTGCCACGTTCTTGGTTTATAATACTTGTATATTCTAATACAGAAAACAAGTTTTCCCATAGAATAGCACCAGTAACATCATCGTCACCTTCTTTGAAACGTTTCTTAAGGCTAGCAAGTTGCTTGCCTTTGTCGTCCATGTACTTGTCAGTTAGAGTCTGGCGGACTTGACCAACAATGGTTTCTCCTGCCATGTTAAGGGCACGAATAACCGAGGGATAGAGCGAGTTGATGTCAACTGCTCCAACGTATTCGTGCATACCTCTTTTCGGCGTAGCAACGAAGGCACCTGCTGCTGGCTGTGTTTCTTCCGCATTCTCATTCCTTTTCTTTTTATCTGGCACTACTAAACCGCGTTCATGCGCTTCATTAAAAATAGCCATCTCAATCATTGCTACAGAACCCATAACTGTTGGAATCAGTACTGTGTTCTCATGCGCCAATTGATTAGCTAGTTCTAAAAACTTAAGTTTGTTGTGTATCTTATACACCAACATTGTATCTTGGCGATTGTATTCGATAAACTTTTTAAAGTCTTTGTTATACAACTGGTCAAGCGTACCTTCATATTGAGTTTTGTTCTCTCCTACTTCCATCTCACCAATAGCATCTAACTTATATGAATGGCGTGATTCATAGTTATATTTCTTGTAGAGTTGTAAATAGTCTAAGTGAATGCGACCTACCAAATCGTATGTAGTTTCACTTTTGCCAAATCTTTCGTATTCCCTAGCTTTAGGAAGTTGACCCATCAAGCAAAACTTGCGTGTATCATCCTTACTCATTACTCTTGTGACACGATTAACCATGTAAGGTATATCATAGCCCTCTGAGTTCCAGCCAGTCATTACATCAGCATCTTCAATGAGTTGAAAGAAAACATTAAACATATCCTTCTCATTAGTGAAAAGCATACAGTTTTCAAATTCATTACAAATCTCTTGTGCTGTCTCTGGACTCATGTGCTTCGGGGCAATGACCAATGTAACCAATGTATCTTGCCAATCTAAATATAATGAGATAGCAGTTACTGGATTGAATGGATCAGTGGTAGGACTGAAACCCTTCTCAGGATCAAAGTCTACCTCAATGTCAAAAAAGCAAGTATGTAGTTTAGGAACATCTGCCTTGAGATAGTTTTCACTAAGGCAGCGAAACACTACTGGCACATCGCTTTCAAAAAGTTTTTTGCCAGCGTGAATTCTGCGTTCTTTTTCAAACTCTTGTCGTTTGCGTGTACTGAAACGATTTACAGGGTCACCGTATATACTGCGATACTTTCCCTTATGATCGGGATAGTATAGTACATAGTTTGTGGGATATTCTTTGTATTGACGCTTTCCGTTCTGGTCCCGTTCTACAACGTAGATCCGATCCTCATCCCTGCTATGAATAGCATCAACGTAACTCAAAGTGTTTTGCCCACTGTCTCAAGGATAGTATTTAATTCCTCATGGTCAGCGTTTGTTTGACCAAGACTTGCTTTATGTGCAACCGATATTGCCTTTTTAAGAATGCCTGGCTTTACTTCCAGTTCTTCTGCGATAGCCTTCACAGTATCACTTAGACCCTCACGTAGGGTATCAATCTCATGTAGGACTACCATTCCCTCGTTGATAAGTTGAGTCAACTTAATCTTTTGCTCTCCGGTGAACATTTTACTACTCATAGTTTCTCCTTGTTAAAGTAATTAGTATACATGCCTTGTGTAGAAAAGTCAAACATTTTGCTGACTTTCTACAATCTTTTTAACCACAGTACGCATCCCTGGGTTAATATGTAATGCGTGTGGCATCAATTGTGTCCTGACATAGTTACGCATATACTTTGTATCATCGTTACTAATATCATGGCACCAATCAATATGTTTTCGTTCACACCAGGATGTGAATTTGTCTTTGGTTGTTGTAAGAAATGGTCTTACAACATTGTTTCGTTTCAATGGAATAACTTTTGCTTTGCCGTGCATAGACGACCAAAGATATGTTTCAACACAGTCATCCAAATGATGACCAGTAATGATTGGACCTAGTGAGATGCCCAAACTGTCTAGAAAGTCATAGCGTTCATTACGCCAATGTTCTTCTGTACTAAGTTCTTTGGGTTTACTATTCTTGATTATCCCGATCATAAGCGGGAGACTACGTTCAGTACAAAATTTAGCAACAAATTCCAATGCTCGTTCACTATTCTCTGTTCCGTGATGGAAGAAAGCACAGGTTACTTTATGATTTTGAGAAAGAAAATCTGTAATAGCAACAGAGTCAACGCCGCCACTAAGTGCGACAACAATTTCTTTTGGCAATGGAAAGAGTAGTTTTAGCATCTATGTATTGTAACATAGAAACGATTTTATTGAAAGATTTCTGGATGATCTTTGCCAAATATTTTCATGGCTTTGCCCGCAGTCATATCTGCTAGCATTTCAATTGGGCTGCCCGGATAACTGTCACCCGGTTTAATCATATTCAATTCGCCTTGACGGACATGGGTAAGTTCATGGTAAACGGTACGCATAATGTCAACCATATTACGATTAGCAACATATACCCAAACACTGTTGTCGTTTTCTGAATGACGACCAGTATGATGACCTTGTTGTGCCTCTTCAGTACTGTAGCTGAATTCAAATTTGGGTGTTGATGTTAGATGTAGTTCTTTGCTAGCCCACTGAATGAATTTCTGCATTATTGGGTTATCTGCTAAGAAGTCTGGTTCATCATTATCTTCATCTAATTTATCCTTGATCCAATTATCCGGATTTTTATGAAACTTTCTTACAAACAAATCATGTAATGCTTTGCCAGTAATACTATGTCTGCTAGCTACTTGCCTCATTAATTTGTCAATAGTATTGTAGTCATGTTTTTGTAATGACGGCAAACGTTTTGCTAATTCAATCGCAGCGGATTCAATAATGATGTGTTCGGTAAGCATTATGTATTTATCAAATATGCTCACTTTAACGAACTAAATGGGTAGCGATTCCTATTCGTTGGCCAGCAGCCGGCCACACGGCCCTAAGGTGTGTTCTTACCAAGAACTTTCTTTAAGTTCCATAGCGTATGTGTCAAATCTTTTTAGTCGGGACAAGAATTCATTAGATTCTTCTGAAACAAGCCCAGTTAGTTGCAGTATGATTCTATCAGAAGCACCTGCGTTTGCGCTAGCATAAGAAGTTTTGTGCCAATCAACACTATATACATCTCCTGCACTCCATCCAGTATGAATGTCTTTGTCAAAGCAATAGAAATGACCCGGTTCCCAATCTGTTAAATGAATACAGATTCTTTTAATAGTAAAGGGATTATCCAAACTATAATGTTCTAAGTTGTCTTTAATGAAAGGGGTTACTTTATTTGGCTTTTGTATATCCAAATTAATATTGCAATTTCTAAGTTTGAATAGATTGCTTATTTGTTGAAGTAAAGTATCATTGATATTACTCCAATCGCCCACGAGTTTGCCTAATTTTGTGATGTTCATACTGATATTTAGTATGAAATACTATGGTTAATATTAATCATCATCCTTACCACACTTAGCACGTTTAGCTTTTGTAAGCGCACCAAAGTCAACGGGCCATTCTTGTCCCGGAGACAATTCTTTAGCACCTTGCGGGAATCCAAAATGTACCCCTGCTGCTTGTTGAATCTGTACTACGGATAATCTAAACTTAGTTAAATCATTGCCTAAGTTAGGATAAGGAGCAACGTGAGGGAATGCCCATCCTGCTATTTCTTTAGTTTGATTATTGATAACAATTTTGTAATAACCATGTGGAACAACGACACCGTTGCCGATTTTCTTATCTTGTTGATTATATACTCCACCAACATAAACTGTGTAACTTTGATTGCGTTGAACTGCCCAACCACGCACACTTGTTTCTAACAATTTCCATATGCCACGATTCAATGAACCAGCTTGCGGAGCCATATTAGTCATTAAGAAACTTTCAAACTCAACTTGAACATCCCAAGATAGATCACCGTCTGGGCTCATATGTCCTTTATCGTAGCCTGTTCCCGCATAGTCATCTGGTTTAGGTCCGTTTGGTATAGATTGATCAGCAGCAAAAGCATTTGTTCTAGCAACACAACCTAATGCGTTTTGTGGCATTAATTCATATGTTACATACTTTGGTAATTTTGCGACAGGATCATAACCAACTAGATATGCTTGACGACAAATGGGCTGTACCGACAATGCCGTTTGTGGGAATCCATATGGGGCGTGTACTTGACATTGTTGAGGTGGATTTGGTGCTCGTTGTGTCCAAGCTGATGCGGTAAAGGAGGCTATACTCAATACTATTGCTAGTAATTTTTTCATATTACGCTCTCGCCTTCTTTAGAACACTACGAATCATCCATTGATGTTTTTCGTGAGCATCTAACCTTTCAGCAATAAAGTTAGCGATACCTTGTTTGTTTTCTTGTGTAGCAGAAGCAAAGCAATGATTAAGTAATTCAATCATTTTACTGTTATCTTCATACAATTCAGCAAACATTAATTCAGCACGTGGAATCTTAAGTTGGTCTTGAATGATAGTTAATTCAGCATAGCGTGTTAAGCTGCCGGGAGCATAGCTATCTAATGTGCGAATATATTCAGCAACTTTATCTACTGCGCTGTATACTTCTTCATAGAAATTGCCAAAGAATTCGTGATATTGAGGGAAGTTATCTCCCTCTACATTCCAATGAAAGTTTTGTGCTTTGATAGACAATGAGTTAACACTTGCCAATAGTACTTTTAAATCTTCTGTTAACATAATTATCCTTTTATACCTTCAAGTATTGCCGATTCTTTAGGTACGCAATTATTTACTCTTGTGCCACCTTTGATCTTGGTGCCTTGTTTTTTATAACCCGTCCAGCATTTAGGATCTGAACCTTGGTTTCCTTCTTCATTAGTTAGAGCAGCAACTCTACGTTGACCTTTGCTTTTGAATTTATCATTAGTTTGTTCATATGTTTCAGGATAGTTTAGCCCTAATGATTCGGTTACCCCACTAGCGTTTTTAATTTTATCATTAAGTTTATCATACATAGGATTATCGGGTTTACTTTCGTCTTTTCCTATACGGATTTTTTCACGTTTTGGCATTGCTATAGTATTATTAGGTTTTTTACCTTTAAGTGCTGCCTTTCTAGGCGCTGCTCTTTTAGGTGCTGCTGTTGTAGTTTCTACGGGAAAACTACTATCAAGCTGTTTACGCAATTCTTTTACTAATGCTGGTTGATCGTCATTATGTTGTGTCATTATGGTATGCATAAGATCATTAATCTGTTGTCTTACTGTGCGAGTCACTGCTTGTTGTTCACGCGGTGTATTAGGCTCTGATGGTTGCGCTGTACTACCTGCTCCGCCGTTGGCGCCACCTGTTGTTGATGTACTAGCTGAAGTAGGTGTAGTCAATGGGCCGCCTGGTGTTGTAGCAGAAGGTCTCCAACCAGCTGGCATGTCGCTTGATGATGCCGGGGTTGTCGCAGTGTCGGCAGCTGGAGTAGCTGCTGCTGTAGCTGCGGCTGTACTTTGAGTATAAGGTAGACCCATCTTTGTGTATATTGTTGAAATTACATCTTCTGGTACACCTTGACTTTTCATAAAAGCTGCTACTTCATCTGAATCACTTTGTTCGCCTTTTTGAGTCCAATTCATTTTTAGTTTTTCTTTTGTGACGTTTGTAGTGAACTGATGTCCAAAATTACTTAATGCTCCGCCTACTTTACCAGCAGTTTTATCTAACCAATTAAGTCCTCTACCAATTAAACCCGGCTTGCTTTGCTTACCTTTGCCATCTGGCTGATCTGGACGATACTGTTCTGGACGAGTGCTGCCCGGAACTCCTGCTACTTCCATTACAGCAAGACGGTAACGGTCAACATTTTCAAATATAGTATATACCCCTACTGTAGTTAAATTTATATTTCTATTTTTATTACCGATACTTTCATTTAATGCCCAGTTTAACGCCGTAGTTTTCTTGTCTATTAAATCATATGCTGATAACTTTTTAAATGATATTGATTCTAGAATTTTTTTATCTAATTTAGGAGAATGATTTTTCCAAATACTTTCAGTAACACCACCTCTATTAGCTGCTACTTGTTTAGCTAATGCTGTTGGTACACTATCATATGCGCCAGATGCAGTTTTAGCAGCAGTATCAGCAGCAGTACCTACACCCTGAAAATATGTGGGAGCATTTGATGGGGGTATATGAACTTGAGTTCCTATTGCTAATGCGTCAGGATTAGTTATTTGAGGGTTAGCACGTTGTAGTATTTTAACACTTGTTTGATATTTGTCTGCTATACCACTTAGTGTGTCACCCTTTACAACTGTCTTTACTATATCGTCAGAACCAGTGGGTAAATCAGTAGGACTAGGTGTTACACTAGGATTAGGATTAGGTTGGAATTGCGATGGATCTAATTGATGTGGATTTGCTCCAGGAATATCAGCGCCACCGGCGCCACGGGCATATTCTGCCGCAGCTTGTCCGCCGTATGCTAACGCAGCAGCGCCAGCGCCCTTTCCAATTACACTTGATAACTTATCTCCTCTAATCGCAGAATCAAGCGCATAAGTTAAACCCGCAATAGCAGGAAGACCGGCTCCACCGGTAGCAAGTCCTACAGCAGCAACTAATGCTGCTTTAGCAAAACCTGCTGCTTTAGGATATTGTTTAGCAAGATTGCGATAAGCAATAATTGATTTCATTATCTTGCCTTTTTCACCGCCAGTTAATTTACCTATGGCATCTGTAGCTTGATCATATGCAACATCAACGGCTGCTACTGGAGCAGAAGATTGTATAGAGTTTAAAACACCTGATACAGCATTTTTAACACTTGTGATAGCTTTACCTGTTACATCTTTACCGCGGCCAAGCATTGTACGATTAGCCCCAGTATCTTTGTTTGTCATGCCGGTTTCAGCATCAGCAAATATTTGATAGATTTCTTGTTTGCTAAGTCTACGTTCAACAATATACTTACTTACACTTTTAAATTGTCGATAAATAGGATCTTCCATTAACAAAGATTCATTTAAAATATCTTGTTTGCTTTCTTGTACTTTTTTAGTATCATTAGCAAATTGTTTATTTGTAGCTTTTACAATACCTTTAAAACGCTTATCACCTTTTTTGAAATCGCCTTCTTTATCAGCTTTGCTAGCAGCAGCCGCAGCAGCAGTTTTGTATTTTGCTAACTTTTCGTTAGATAGTTCTGTTAAAAATTCATTTGTTTTCATAATACTCTTTCTTATTTCTATTATCTAACTTTAGCTGATACGCCTTCTGCTACTTTTTTCTTAGCAGCATCCCATGCAGCATCAGTCTTTACATTGTATTCTTTCCCGCCGGCGCCAATGTCAGCAATTCTGCTACCAATATCTTTTTTAGTTTGTACTACAGCTTTGTTGTGCTTATCTACATTCTTTTGTAATTTTTTAGCAAAGTCAATCTTGCCTTCTTTAACACCTTGATGTTTTTTCAACAATTGACTAATTGGTAAATAATAATTTTCCCAATTAAATTTCATAGATGCTGGCCCAATACCTCGTGCTAGTTGAACTTTTAGTTCGGCTCTCTCTTTAGCGTAATCAGGATTGCTATTTGACATTGTACGATCTGTTGCTGCTATTTGAGCCATCTTTGACATATCAGGCATTGCTTGACTTGCCGCTTGTTGTACGATAGGAGCATTAGTCCCTACTTCGTGTGACATTTGGTCATATGATGGAGGCATATCCATTGCTTCTTCTACACCTTGCTGACCGTACATATCATGAATTTGGTCAACATAGAAACTGTAAAAGCCGCGGCGCTCATTATATGCTCTATCGCCCAATACTCTCTTTAATGCTAGTACAGCATCACTTATTTCTGGACCCTTCATTACTTTTAATGAGTCAGTAACAAGTGAATCAACTCTTTGTGAGCCTTCATTCATACCCATCTTACGCATCACCGCCGGAGAAGCGATTTTAGAAGCGATTTTTTGTATCGTTTCTTTTTTCCCTACTTTTGCTGCCCTATTGCTTATTTTTTGTGATACATCATCATAATGTGTTGCTAATGGATTCATATAGCCGCCACCTAATGCTTTATGTAACTTGGGATCCATTGCTTGATTACGTTTGTCTGTAGCAGCTTGTGCGGCTCTTTGTAACAGAGCAGAACTGAGTTCATTTATAGCATCTGGATCATGTTGCATCTCTTGGCTGCTGATTAGGTAATCCATTACAGTAACCATGTTACTTTTAACTGCGCCAATCTTCTCTGATACCCACTCAGGGAATTCAGATTGTAATGACAATCTCTTGTCTAAATGTGTTGCTACACGAATGATAGTGTGTAAACTATTTTTTAATGTCTCACCTTCATGTTCACCTTGATCTAAATCATGCTTAACAAATCCAGTTTTTCTCAATCTACCTTGGCCAGGAATAACAATCAAATCTTGTTCTGAAAGTTCACCTTCGTTAACTTTCTTCATGTCATCTCTAACTTCAGATTTACTTTGTTTGTATTTTTCTTGGAACTGATGGGAAGTTAAATCTTTTAAATCTTTATGAAGTTCTTTAACTTTACCTTCAACGATGCTATTAGCGTAAGGGCCTTTCTTTGCGGCCTTGCCCTTCATTAATTGTTTTACAGGTTTTAGTCCCGGAACATTAATATTTTCACGGGTTTGAGTCATCATAGGCTGTGCTACGGTTGCGACTGAGCCTGCTGTGGTTGTTTCTAGTATTTGCTGAATTCTCATGCTGGTTTCCCAAAGTTATAGAGTATTTATCAAAATACCACAATATGGAAACTTATTAGATTTTGCCGTTTGCTTTAGCAGTTGGGGGGATTCCTGCTCTACTAGTGTTCCAATAGAAGGCTTTTGCGTTCTTTTTGATAGAATCAGGATGTACATCTACTGTCAATGCAGTGCTATATCTAGGATCATTCTTTTGTTTTTTGCTTGGAATATACCCTGATGCCTCATTCAATGATTGTTTTAGATATTGTTCGCCTTCACCAGTAACATACCAATATCCATCATCGTCAACGATATAACCGTTACTGCTCAAACTATCTAATACATTATCATAAGCACGGGTTCTTGATTCATCTTCTTGGAAATCTAATCCTAATTGTGCTGCTGTGTAAATAGCATGTAAAACTAATAATTTACCTAATCCTTTTCCTTTGAATTCTGGATAAACTTCAGCAATGCTACGCCCAGTGTTACTGTCATATTGATATATTCCAGCTGGTGTATTGTTAACAGTTAAAGTGGTAGAGAATTTTCCATTGCCTTTTTGTACTTTGAAACTGATTTTTTTACCAGAGGCTTCACTTATTCCACCACGATATTGATTATCTTTAACGCCAGCATAAGGACTTACTGGTGGAGTTTTTTCTACTGCAAATTGCATGGTGTAATCTTCTCCTACGGCCTTCTGCTTTGGTATTCTTGACAATTGATACATAACCGAAGAACCATTATCGGCACGGAAAAACTTATATCCTAAAGAGTTAGCATAACGCAGCACTAATCTATCATATAATTTGGAACGACTTTCAGAATTTTGCCCAGGCTCAACTTCTTTGCTTGCCGAGAAATAGATTTTTAGTGGTTTATATTTTGTAATGAATTGTTGAATAGCAACTAACACAGTAGAAAATACTTTTTGTGCGTCACCCTCACCTGTTACTTCTTGACTGTTGTTTCTATAAAATTCAACCATCCATGTCTTGTCATCGGGTTTAATATTATCTTGTTTATTAAACATAATGCTTAAATTTGATCCATCAGGTAATTTAGCAAGTGCATCAACATCACCATGCATACCCTTTTCCCATGTTATTGGAAGTGGAGTATCAAACGCTTCATCTAATGAGCCTTCCGCCACACCTTGCTCCTCTAGTACTGGTGTCGCTGGCTGCGGGTTAAATGATCCGTTTCTGTCAATTCTGTCATTGTAATACTTGCTTAACCAAGCATATACCCTACTAAGCAATCTCTTGTATCCAGGATCTTTTGCTCCATTTGGAAATACTTCATGCATGTAATGTTGGTTAAATGCTGATCTAGCTAACTCAGAAAGACCAGCACTACCAATGTTTTGAATATCTTCTTTTTCTATACGTTGTTTTATATCATTGATAACTTCAGTAAATCTAGCATTTACCTCATGAGGCATAGACAAATAACTTTGATACTTTTGTGCGTTGTTAGTAGCACCAGCCGACTGCTTTTGCTTGAATGCCTTGCCTTGATCATAGTATGATAACTCTAGATCCTGTTGATCAGTTTTTACTGAAAGACCTTTTCTACTTTTTAAATCATCTATACTATGTTGCACTTCATGTGCTATAGTGCTGGCTAGGTATGTGGGGTCTGACAGATAATCTTTGTTTATAACCACTGTTCTTGGCCGCGCATCATACACTGCCGGCGCAGCCTCCGAAAATCCATTGTAGTCGGCGTCTCCTGGTGCGGGAAAGTACGCTACAACCATGTTGACAAATTTTTTGGCCAGTTCTAAACCGGGGCTGGTATAGGTGTCGGCACCAGGAACAGAAACAATACCAATCGCCGGCATCAATGCCCGATAAGGTGCTCCATCAGTAATTGGTTGGCTTATTTGCTGTTGTACATATTTAGCGGTTTGTGGATTTTTGATGTACTGTGCATAGGACTTTGCTAAAAAGTTAGCCATGCCTTTACTAAACTGTGTGAGTTCTTGTAATTCTTCTGCGGTTTCTGTCACTGCCTGTTCCGCCACACCTTGCTTAAGACTTCTATAACCAAGTGAGTATTGTTCTACTTCTTCTGGGTGTCGTGCCCGTTTGTCTTGCATGGTTTTCGAACGTGTGCGTGGGTTAAGTTTTTTAACCTCTCTGTCAGGATATAGTTTAGCATCACGTTGAGCATCTTTTACGCCAGCATCGTACCAATGATTTGTTTCTTCATCAATGTTCTGATACATAGTTTCAAACGATAACTTCTCACTATGTAACTTGTCTCTTAAATCATATAACTTCGTAATATATCCCTGACTACGCAACATCTTATATGCTAAATTCTCAGGACCAAACTCACCACCTTTATCTAAACCTGCTTGTCTATATCTTTTGATTGTGTCTATTATATGTTTTACTTTACTATACTTCTTTGACTTGAGGGCGATCTCTATTAAACTTAATAACTTTTCATATTTGCTTTTGGTGGCGGTTTGGTCAAAATCACTTCTACGCTTAGTGGGTATTTTTATCCACTGGTCATTCATTACACTATATTCACCTAAACTTACTACAGGTTGTCTACTATCCTGTACATATAATTCTACTGGAATTTTATGAATTGTTATATCATGTGTATCATTGTATATTGTTTTCTTTGCAGTAAATAATTCTCTATATACTTCATCTACGGATAAATTACCCATGTCTACTAATATATGTAAATCTAAATCACTATATTTTGTATAGCTATATGCAGCATTACTACCTGATATTGTTATATCTTTTACATCTAAATCATGTACACCTAATTCTTGTAAGAAATCTTCTGCTATTTTTATAAGCTGGTCTCTAACTTCTGGTCGCAACTTGGTGCTATTCCATAACTTAGGGTTAAGTTTATCATGGAATGTTACAGCGTCACTTAGTTTAAAACTATCAAGTTCTTTTAGGTTCATTTTTAGGTTCAGGCTTCTGTGGTTTAGGGGGATATTTTGGGGGCCTATGACTAAACCAACTCATATAGTATTTAGTTTTATATTAAAAAAGCCCCTTTCGGGGCCTTCTTATGCTGCTTTAACAGATTTGATTTCGTTGCCGTCTTTGTCAACTAATTTCATACCTAGAGCCTGTTGTTGTTCTAAGAACATAGGTCCAACTGTTTTGAGCAAGTGTTCCTGATTTTCCATACAGAATACATAACTACCTGAGTGACGCAATAGAACACGCTTGTCCATCCAGATTTTACCGCCCATGTCACGCCAGTTTTCACAGAATGTCCAATCTTCACTGTAGTAACGATTTTGACGAACCGCAGTGTCAAAATATGTTTTCAAGTGTGCGTCAAACCTTGGATCTAATCCAATGTCGTTCTTATATTGTTTAACTGCCGGATGAGATTTAAGTTTCTCAAATACATGTTTTTTCATTAACAAGAATCCAGTACCTGCTTTAGATACTTCTTGTAATCCATCTGGACCTTCTTCAGCACCTTCAAATCCGTTAACTACCCACTTGATAGGCATAGTTTTCATTGGATACAATCCACCGATAACATCTACGTCACGGTTTAGTAATACCAACAAGTGCCATGGCTCCCAACCAATGTCAGCGTCAACAAAGAATAAGTGTGTTGCGTCTGGCATGTCTAAGAATTTAGCAGTTAGTGTATTACGTGCACGACTGATAAGACTTTCGTTGACCATTGTTTCTAATGTCCAATCGATACCAAGTTGACGGGCTGTGTTAGCCCACTTGATAAAACTCATAAATGTTGATTCAGTCAACATACCACCATAACATGGCATAGCGATATGAACTTTGGTAGTTTTTAGAAAGTCTACATTTACTTGTACTTGCCCTTGTTGCGGTGCCTCAGCAGGCTTTTCAGCTTGTTCTTGTGCTGCTTGTGCAGCAATTTCTTGTACCATTTCTACTGGTACTGTTTTTTCTTCTGATGCTTTTGATTTCTTTGTTGCCATGTGGTCCTCTATTAAGATATAATTATTTACATCAGGAAGAGGGGTACGAATTATTTTTCTTCTAAATAATCCAGGCTTTCGGTAACATTGGATTCTTCAATAGGTTCAATTGTAGCGCCCATCTTCATCTTCTCATTAACAGAACCAGTATTTTGTGTTCTAAGTACTGCTCCTTGATAGCGCAATTCTAAATTAGAAAAGTTAATGTCTCTCTTTTCTAAAAAGTTAGTTAAAAACTCATCCGCTTGTCGTAGTTGTGATTTAACATCACCTTTGAATTTGCCAGTTAAGTCAAATTCTTTGCTTTCACCTTCAATACTAACAGTAGCAATTAAACGATTTGGATCTGGACTATCAGCAGCTTTTGCTACGCCACCCAAAGATGCTCCGGCAGCCATGGCGCCTGCTCCTCTTAAGAAACCTCTACGACTTAAATCTTCTTCTAATTCTACGCCCATGCCAGCATCTAATAACTTAGTAACATTTGCTGCTAACTTAGTATTCTGTTGTGTAGCTGGATATAAACTCATTACCATTGCTGTCTTGCGTTTGTCATTAAGTTTAGGCCACATAGCACGAATCTCACTGGCACTAGTAATTCCAGGACCAAACTCTACTGTTGGTAGATAAGCCATATAAGCGTGTTTGCTAAATGGTTGTAAGTTTTTACCCGTATACGGTTGAAAATAACTAGGGCTACCATCTTTCTTTGTGCCACCTGGTTTAGGACTTTCGTTACGATCCTTTTCACTACGTACAAATATCAACACATCATTATTGGGATCGTATTGACTTGTAATTTCTTCTGCTTTGAATGGGCTCTTAACTTGTACAAAATGTCCAGGAGCAACACCTGCTACCTTAGCAAGTTTTTCTTTAATCGAAAAAGGGAAAGGTCTTTCTTCTTGACTATTAGTAGCAGCCACATATACATCAGCACCGGGGAAGGCTTTTACTGCTGCTTGATATAGTGAGGCATGACCCGCATGAAACGGGTGAAAGCCTCCGGGCATTACTACTATTGTACTCATTATTGTCCGTTTGTTATTGCCTGTAATAACGCTCTGGCTACTACACGGTCTTTTTCTTGTTCTTCATCTGATAGTTGAGCATAAGGAATGTTCATTAACTTTTCACGCT